AGCACTCAAGCGAGCCCTTGAGTTCTGCTTCTTCATCGACGAGAAGCTCTGGCCGAACGAGAAGAAGACCATTCGCGGTGTGGTGCAGGGAACTCCCTTTGAAGAGACCTACATCCCCTCGAAGGACATCGCCGGCAATACCACGGTCGATGTGACCTACGGCTTCGCGGCCGGACAGGATCCGGCCCGCGCTATCGTGGCTCTCCTTCAGCTCCGGTCGGACAATCTGGTCAGTCGTGACTTCGTGCAGCGTCAGCTGCCGATGCAGATCGATGTGGTGCAGATGCAGAACATGATCGATCAGGAGCAGTTCGAGGATGCACTCAAGGCCGGCATCCAGGGCGCAATGCAGGCCATCCCACAGATGGCCCTTCAGGGTATGGATCCGCTCGATCCCCTGACCAAGATGGCAAAGGTCATCTCACTCAGGGAGAAGGGCAAGCCAGTGCATGAGGCAGTCCTTGAAGCATTCACCCCGCCAAAGGCCCCAGAGGGAGCACCAGCGCCTGCACAGGGAATGGGTGGCATGACTGCACCAGGCGGCCCGGCAGGGGCCGCTCCTGGCCTTCCTGCGGCTCCGTCCCAGGGTCAGGATGTCATGCAGATGCTGGCATCACTCAAGTCCGGCGGACAGGCAAGCATGAATGTCCGCACTCGTAGAGAGCAGCCAATCTGATGCACAGCAAGTGCACCTATGCCGAGAGTATCGGCAGACTTCCGTACTTCATCGAACGTGAGGACGGAGTGGACGTGTGCGGCTTCTGTCACGTCCCCAAGAATGAGCAGCCGAAGTCTTCGGCTGCCAAGACAGTGAGGAAGTGAACATGGGCGACACCTTCGGTTCTCACGGCTACGGCCCCAAGAGCGAGGCGATGTACGAGGCGAATCTCCAGGAGGGTGCGATCTTCTCCGACCACCCGGCTGCGGGTGTTTGGGAGTCCCTCCAGGGCGATGCCTGCTCTCCTTGGGAGCTGCCGACTCTTGAGTCCCGTGCGGGTGGCGACAGCCGTCACCAGTCCGCTAAGATGAGTCCGGAGTGGGACAGCACGATCGTTGTGCACACTCCCGTTACTGGGGCGCAGGCTCCAGGCGGTAAGCACAAGTCGAATCTCCCCAACCACAGCCAGTACGCGGAGTGAGCTAATGGACGATGACCTTGAGATCGCTGTCGAAGTGATACAGCCGATGCGGCACAACCGCTGGGCGGTCATCGTCCCAGCTCTCGCCTTCGCTGCCAATGTGGCGGGCGACATGCACCAGCTCTTTGCCCAGTACACCAGCATTGCAGCCCAGCATGGGATGCAGAAGCACTATGACAGGAAGTTCAGGGAGGTAGTCAATGGCGGGCATTCCGGTCTCCGGTCCGGGGAAGTTCTCCCAGAGGACTGACAGGCAGCCAATGGCGCAGCTTCCCAATGCCGACTACGGCGAGCAGAAGGCATACAAGCAGCTCCAGCAGGACGCCCCTATGGCGTCCGCTCCTGGCATTCCTCCTGCCCAGAACATGGACTTCGCTTCCATGTTCGGCAATCCAGGCGACCGAGTCATCCCACTGAACGCACCATCGACTCAGGCCAATACTCCAGTGACCGACGGTGCCGCGCTGGGCGCTGGCGCTGGCGTTGATGCCATGGGCTTCCAGGTGCGCAGTCAGCAGGATCTCCAGAACCTGGCCTCCCAGCTTCCAGTCCTTGAGTTCATGGCCAATCAGCCGAATGCGAGCTGGGGTCTGCGCCAACTGGTCAGGCAGATCAAGGGATCGTTCTGATGGAACCGCTCAGCATTAAGCCCGATTACATCTATCCGGGCCAGGTGTTCGACGAGCTTGGCTCACTGGCCACCATCATGCCCAATACTCCAGGTCTCGCGTTCAATCTGTGGACTCTGCCTGGCTCGCGGACTGCGATGAACGCAGCTGCTTCCGAAGTGATTCAGTCCGGCATCGACCCGTACGGAGAGTAAATGAGTGACCTGCTGCCCTCGGCTCAGCCGGGGTTCGCCCCGGCTCCTGTGAATTCCGCTCAGTGGAACTCTCAGGCTGTCCAGGCTGCTGCGGAGGCGCAGCAGCGCTCCGTCTCTGATCGACGGGCTCAGACTGCCGGCATGTTCGACTGGGTACCCGACTGGGTCAAGACTCCGGTCGAGTGGTTCGGCTCTCAGGTTCACCAGGTCTACAGCGACTACATCTCTCGACCGCTGTCCACGGTCTTCCTCGCCAGCTACATCGGCTCTGCCGAGGCGAAGAACAACTCCGAGTCCTGGTCGAACCTGTTCGATGGCGACATCTGGGATCGTGCCTGGACTGACGCCAAGCATGTGTCGGTTGGTCAGGCTTTCGAGTTCGGTCTTGAGAACTTCGGCGGGGACCTGAAGAAGGCCATGGAAGCCCCGGTCATCTACAAGCCCACCGACATGACCGGCAAGCCCATCATCGACTACCGCACCGGCAAGCCCGTCGAGCAGAACCTCAATGCCCACGGTTACATCTGGGACAACCCCGATGCCGTGCGTGTGCACTTCGACCAGGGCATCCAGAAGTACATCTCCGGCGGTCTGGATGCATACATCGGTTGGTATGCGGACCCTATGGTTACCGGTGGCAAGGTGCTGGGTGCCGCTCGAAACCTTGCCTACGTGCGTCCTGCCGCTGAGGCTGTCAGCAAGGGGCCGCTGCTCACTCGCCCGGCAACTGCACTGGCAGAGAAGGCGGGGCTTATCGCCCCGCCGGCAACCACTTCGAATGTCGTCAAGAACCTGAACTCCAGTGCGTTCACTCAGATGGGTGATCACATCATGGCGAACAAGGCTCGCCTCGGTGAGGACGGCTTCCCGAACTGGGTGACCAATCAGGCATGGGCGAAGAACAGTGCGGACTCTGGTGCCCTGGCTGCGGCTCTCGGCCGCGCCACTGACAGGGATCAGGTCAACCACGTTCTCGCCGTCGCCATGGGTGATGAGGATGCGATCTCCGCACTGAACCGGATGAACCCGGAACTCGGTGCGAGCATGGCTCAGATCCAGCGCCAGAAGGACGGTCTCCTCAGCAACGTCACTGACAACATCGACTCGATCACCGCAGCCAGGCTGAAGCTTCAGACCGACCTGCTGTCTCAGGATCTGTCCAAGATCGACGCTGCCAATGGCCAGATCTCTGGTCTGCTCAAGGCTGCAAACAGCATGCAGTCCGGCATGTACTTCAATCCGCTCCTGTCTCCTCTTGCTTCCCGCGCCGGCGAGTTCGCTCGCGGACTGGAGAAGAAGGCGTTCACCGGTTCCGGCCCGCTCAGCACGACCGGCAAGACCATGCTCGCTCTGGCCTACAACAACCTGTTCTACAGGCCGGTTCGTGTTCTCACCGGCCAGTCCTTTCGTGATGTCCGTGCTCCCGGCATCATTGATCTGGATGATGCCAATGCTCACATCGCCTTCGGTGCGAGCCTGCGCCAGTCCGGAGCCTGGACTCCGGACAAGGTTGACTCCATGGTGAGCGACTTCATCGTCGCCGATCGTGGCACCAAGGACTTCCTCGTTCAGCAGGCAGACCGGAATACGGTCATTGCACTGGCTGCCAAGTACGGTCTTGATGAGGACCAGGCCAGCAGGATCTACCAGAAGCTCGGCGGCCTCAAGGGCCAGGCTCGGGATGGTCGAGTCTACTCGACTGCGATGATCACCACCAAGGACGGTGGTCAGCTTCGGGCTGACCACGTTGCAGATGACGGAAGCCTTGTCACGGTCGAGCCAGTGCTCAACTCGCAGCTCCAGAACACGCACATCCTCACCGACTATGAGCACATGGATCGAGTCCTGAAGCTGACGGCTAAGCCGTTTCAGCGACTCCTTCGAGAGCAGGACATTCAGGAGCAGGCTCTTGAGAAGCTCTCCGGCACTGCCGGTGCTCGCATTCTGAAGGCTCGGGATGTCGGCAATGAGATGGGCGACGTGATGAACAAGCTCTGGAAGTTCAACGTCCTCTTCCGCATGGGCTACGGTCCGCGTGCAATCGCGGACGACTTCATGGGCCAGGTTGCCCGACTGGGTGCGTGGAACTTCTTCGGCGAGCGCGTCCTTAAGGGCGGACGCAACATGGCGTTCCGCAACTGGAATCACACGCTGAACGATGCTACCGGCTATGAGCAAATGGCAGCATCGGTTGATTCCGGCATCTCCATGCTGACCGACCGAGCTGCACGTATTCAGTCCCGCATCGAGCGTACGCAGAACCTCATGCCGGAGTTCACCAGTGCCACCGGTGCCAAGGCGCGCCGCCTAGGGGCTCAGCGCGCTCAGACCATTCGTG